CTACAAAAAATGCTGGCTCGATTTGGAAAGCAGGTTTTGAAAATTTGGGAACAGACTCAGCTAAAGCCTCAGGCCGTCTTGGAAGATTCTTTTCAGCCAAAAATCCAATGGCAAGAAAGATGGTTAATAATTTTATTTATAATACATTTGTGCAGGAGCTTGGGCCTATATTCGACGAAATTCAGGATCGTTTGCCTAGCGGACTAGGGAGTGCTCTCAACCCAGTTACTGATGGCATTGATATGCTTGGCTCACTCGAAGAAAGCATTACAATGTATAATGAGAGGCTTGAAAGTATTGTACAGCATGGTTTTGTAACAAAAGATCTAGAAGTTGAACCAGCAGATGATGATATAGACGATAAAAAGAAAGAATACCTACCACCGCCAAGGATTTCTTCAGATGCTGATGGTGCAGCAGTTGCAAGGGCACCTGGAGAACTTACAATTGGCGACATATACGCAGCAATGCTAGCGGAGAGATCAATGAAAAAAGAAAGTGCATTAAGAGAATTCATAAGAGAAGAAATTTTAAATGAGTATATTGCATCACAGCCTCAAAGCCTCCACCCACCTAAGCCCGATGAATATCAGTTTCACAAACCTCTCTATATAGAAAACGAAGACGGTGATGTTCTAGACGTTGAAGATAAGTTTTTTGATGATTACGCTGCAGTGTTTTCTGCCGATTCCGGCGTAGTTGCGTACAGCCCGAGACCAACAAGCGTAAATGAAGTTAGATCAATGATAAGAGATATCCTAAAAGAAAAAAAGGATAAAAAAAAAAGAAAGATAGAAATGAAGCATCTGTAGTATCTGGGATAGCAGGCGCAATTACTCCGCTAGGCACAGGACCTTCAGGCGTCGCAACTTCTAGAAAAGAATATAAAAGAAAAAAAGATGCTGATGCTAAATTCGCTGGTGGCTCGTTTGTTATAGATCCCATGTCTTATTATGACGATGCAGTATTGTGGTCAAAAGGAAAAAAATAATAAACTTGTTTTATAGATTTTGATATATTTTCATAGAGGTTATAATGGAAGACAAGCTTTTAGGATTTTTATTGATGATATTTACCACACATGGGATGCTAGCATTTTTGCTTTATCACACTATGAAAAAACAAGATAAAAAAAGAAAACAAAAAATGAACAATTAAGCTCTATGTGTTAATTTTATATGAATTCAACGCGTTGTTGAGTTTTGTCATATTAAAAATTAAACATTGGAGAAAAAATGACATTAGATTTTGAAGCGATTAAAAATAAGCTTGAAAGGTTAAGCGGAGGCAATAAGAATAGGTCGGTAATGTGGAAGCCTCAAGAGGGTGAGGAGCACACAGTAAGGCTTCTTTCTTTTAAAGATAACGACGGACAACCATTTAAGGAGCTTTGGTTCTACTATAACATTGGTAATAATAGGGGACTGCTTTCACCATATCAGTTTGATAAGCCAGACCCGATACAGGAATTGATTACCAAGCTAAGGGATGAAGGATCAAAGGAATCTTATGAGCTAGCAAAGAAGCTATACCCTAAGATGAGAACCTATGCGCCTGTAATTATTAGAGGTGAAGAAGACAAGGGTGTTCAAATTTGGGGATTTGGCAAGACAGTCTATCAGACACTTTTGGGACTTATGCTTGATGAAGACTACGGTGATATCACTGATCCAAAGTCAGGAAGAGATATCAAGGTTGTATGTTCCAAGCAACCAGGAAAGAAGTGGGCAATGACTGAAGTTAGACCCAGGGGAAAACAATCTGAGCTTTCTGACAATGATTCACAATCACAGTCATGGTTAAGTAACATTCCTAATCTTGATGAGATCTATCAGATGAAATCTTATGATGAGCTGGCTAAGATTATCAATGACTGGTTAAGTGATGATGATGACGAAGATGATAACCCAGTGTCATCTTCAACTGAGTCGGCTAGCAAGTCAGGCGGATCATCTTCTGGATATAGAAGCCTCGATGATGCGTTTGCAGATCTTGTTGGAGAGTAGCCTTTATAGATAAAGGTAGTTTTGATTATAAAAGGATCAGCATTGCTGATCCTTTTTTATTTTAAATTCATTTCATATTGACAATCTAGTGAACATTGTTATAATTTTTCGTAAAATTTATGTGTAATGGCAGGAATAAAATGAAACAAGATTTTACATCAGACCTTATCAAGTCTTTAAACAAAGAGCACGGCTCGAGGGTTGCATATAATCTTGCAGAAGATACAGCACCCACACATGTTAAGCGGTGGATTAGCACTGGGTCAAAGTTACTTGACTACATATGCTCAAATCGACGCAACGGTGGCCTCCCAGAAGGAAGAATTGTTGAAATATTTGGCCCTCCGAGTATTGGAAAGTCACACATAGCAACACAAATAGCTAGAAGTACACAAGAGATGGGAGGTATTATTGTATATATTGATACAGAAAATGCAACATCTGTAGAAAACTTGCAGAATTTAGGTGTCGATGTTTCTAATAGATTTGTGTATGTTGATACACACTGCACGGAAGAAGTACTGTCAATTGCAGAAGCTACAATTATGAAAGCAAAAGCAATGGATAAAGACATACCTGTAACTATTGTATGGGATTCTGTAGCAGCATCGTCACCAAAAGCAGAGCTTCTTGGTGACTATGACAAGGAGTCTATAGGACTGCAAGCAAGGGCTATCTCTAAGGGAATGCGCAAGATCACCGGCGTAATAGGTCAGACAAATACGTTGTTTGTGATACTAAATCAAACCAGAACTAAGATTGGTGTCATGTATGGTGATCCGACTACAACACCAGGTGGGAAAGCAATTCCGTTTCATGCTTCAATACGAATAAAATTAGGAGCTGGGCAACAGATCAAGGACGGTGAGGATGTCATTGGAATTCACGTATCAGCAAAGACTATAAAAAATAAGGTTGCAGCACCATTTAGAAAGATTAATTTTGAAATTCATTTTGGTATAGGGATTAAAGAACATGAACAAGTTTTTGATATTTTAAGAAAGAATGGCCCTGAGACTATCGGAAATAAAGAAATTTGCATATCCGGAACAGGCTCATGGAAATGCTTAAAAATTATCGATATAGATACTGGTGAGCAATTAGTAGAAAAGAAGTTCCATAAACAAAGCTTTGATGACATCATGTCAGATCCAGCATATTCAGAATATTTGGATAATTTACTTGAAGCAGTTATGGTAAAAAAAATGAATAATGAAAATCCTGATATAGATGTAGATTCATATGAAGAAATGAGATCAATTGCAGATGACGCTGAATCGATTTTAATTGATCCGGAGGCTTGAGTTGTCTAATGATCATGATCTTGTTCTTGTTGTTGACGCTTTAAATCTATTTACAAGACACTATGTTGCACATCCTGCAGTTAATGGAAATGGGTTGCATGTCGGAGGTGTTGTTGGATTTCTTTATGCAATAGTAAATCTAGTTGAACAATACAGACCTATCAAAGTTATTGTAATTTGGGAATCTGGAGGTTCACCAAGGAGAAGGGCAATCTATAAAGAATATAAGTCAAAAAGAAGGCCTGAGAAGCTCAATAGATATTATGAAGATGACTTGCCAGATACTGTTGAAAATAGAAACTATCAAATATCATTGATTGTTGAGCTATTGAAGAACACACCAATTAGACAGGTTTATGTTGCTGACTGCGAAGCAGATGATGTAATCGCATATTTATCTAGATACACGTTTAGAAAAAATAGAAAAATGATTGTCTCATCAGATAGAGATTATTATCAGCTTCTTGATGAAAAAACAATTATATACTCACCAACTTGGAAAAAATTTGTAACTTCAAAAGATGTTGTTAGTAAATTTGGAATTTTACCTGATAATTTTTGCCTTGCAAAATGTGTATGTGGAGATATTTCTGACAACATAGGCGGCGTAAAAGGTGTTGGGTTTAAAACTTTATCAAAAAGATTTCCTGAATTATTAATGAATGAAAATGTAAAAATATCTGATCTTATAGAAGAGTCTAAAAAGCGAATAGATCAGGGTAGTAAACTAAAAATCTATACAGCACTAATGAGTTCAGAAGATATTATTCGTAGAAATTGGAAGCTTATATACCTTGATATGGGAATGCTTTCAGCATCTCAAATAAAGAAAATTAATGATATTGTTGATACTTTTAAACCTGAAAGAAATAAAATACAAACAATAAGAATACTGATGAGAGAAAGTATTCAAACATTTAATGTTGATAGAATGTTTTTATCACTATCTTGTGTAGAGGCAAAATGACAGAAAGTAATGCTGGACATTTCAGACAATATGGAAAAAATTTCCAGGAAAAAATATTTCAGTGCCTTCTCATAGACAGTGACTGGGCAACACAGATGAGTGAGGTGATGACACACGAATATTTTGATATTAGATATCTGAGTTATCTTACTGAAAAGTTTTTTTCTTACTTTAAAAAATATAAGTCTTTTCCTTCTTTACACATTCTGATAACAATTGTAAGAGATGATCTTAGAGAGGGAAAAGATATTTTACTGAGAGATCAGGTTGTTGAGTTTCTTCATAGAATAAAAGCAAGCTCAGATATGTCAGATCTTCAATTTGTTAAAGAAAAGTCTTTAGACTTCTGTAGAAAGAAAGCAATGCGAGATGCACTTGAAGAATCTGTTGGTTTGATAGCAGCTGATAAATACGATAGTGTAATAGGTGTTATGAAACAAGCACTTTCTGTAGGTACACCATCTACTGTTGGCCATGATTTTTTTCAAGATATTGAAGCAAGATTTACAAAAATAAATAGAGTAACATGCCCTACAGGAATACCTCCGCTTGATAAAAAAGATGTTATGAACGGCGGCCTAGCAAGAGGAGAAATAGGCGTTGTAACTGCGAATACTGGAGTAGGCAAGTCTCACTTTCTTGTACATGTGGGTTCTGAAGCACTTAGGGTAGGAAAAAATGTATTGCACTATACATTTGAATTAACAGAGACCTCAGTTGGAATAAGATATGATAGTAATTTATGTAATATTCCAAGTAATCAAGTTATAGATAAAAAGCAAGAAGTGTTAGAATTTTATAACAATACAGATCTCGGTAGATTAATTATAAAAGAGTATCCAACCGGTTCTGCAACTATTTCTACTTTGAGAAATCACATAGAAAAGCTTCAACTAAAATCATTTATTCCTAGCTTAATAATTATTGATTATGCTGATATTATGAGATCTACGAGACAATACGACTCTTTGCGTCATGAGCTTAAGTTGATCTATGAAGAATTAAGAAACCTTGCAATGGATCTTAATATTCCCATATGGACAGCCTCACAAGCAAACAGGGAATCAGCAAATTCAAGTGTTGTTGGTCTGGAAAATATGTCTGAAGCATATGGAAAGGCAATGGTTGCAGATGTTGTTGTTTCATTGTCAAGAAAACCTATGGAAAAAGCAGAAGGATTTGGAAGATTATTTGTTGCTAAGAATAGGGCCGGTAGAGATGGTATATTGTTTCCGATTCATCTCGATACTGCAATGTCAAAAATTGTTATTGTTGATGATTCTGAGCTTTC